GGTCATACAACAACAAGTTCACAGACGGTAAGAACCTTGAGAAGGATGATCCCTTTGGTTATGTAGGGCAGCTTGCTGTGTACAGCACAGGTGCTAACGTACCTGCTGGTGGCTGGTGGGTTATCAATCAAGCCAGTGGTCAGTTTAAGTATGTAGCTTACGAGAGTGATACCAAGGAGGTTGTAAAGAAACTATCTGCTACGGCAGACAAGGTTAACCACAACATCTTTGAGCGTTGCTTTAAACCTGAAGCAGAAACATTTAGAAGCAAGCTAACTGGTAATCATAAGCTGATTAGACAGTGTTCCTTCTGCTCCTTCAAACACGATTGTTGGAAGGGTGCTATATCTGAGGAGCCTTCAAGGGTATCTGCTGCTAAGAATCCACCCATTGTATACTACGTTGATATGGAGAAAGTTAATGATCGAAGTTAAAATCTCTAATGCTATGAGAAACACAGCCCATGAAATGTCTGAGGAGATGGGCATCCTTAAGCGTAGTATTACTAGAGGACAAGGTAATGTGTTTGGTTTTCTTGGCGAGCTTGTAGCACTACAGGCTATAGGTGGTGTACACCAGAACACTATGGACTATGACATCCTTGTTGATGGTGAGAAGGTAGATGTTAAAACTAAGAAAACTACTGTGAAGCCTAAGCCTCACTACGACTGTAGTGTAGCTGACGTAACACGCAAACAAAACTGTGACTACTACGCCTTTGTTCGTGTGTTAATGGATCAAAGTGTTGGTTGGTTCTTAGGAGTACGATCAGCAAAAGAATACTTTGAACATGCTTCGTACATAGCTAAGGGTGACTACGATACTAGTAACTCTTTTACCGCTAAGGCAAACTGTTACAACATGCCTATCTCTTCTTTAGATGCAGCACTACCTGTATCTTTTAGAACAAAGACAGTTCTACATGCGGGGTAAGAGCAAGCTTGTCTTGGCTGCTAAGAAGGAGGGCTTTCGCAGTGTCATAGAACATAAGATAGCACGGCAGATTGAGCTACAAGGTAACACTGTTAGGTACGAAACTATTAAGATAGAGTGGATAGACTTAGCAGTGCGTACCTACACACCTGACTTCATCCTTGATAACGGTATTATTATTGAGGTGAAGGGCAGGTGGGTAGCACATGATAGAAGGAAGCATCTTGAAATAAGAAAGCAACATCCGCATTTAGATATCCGTATAGTTTTTGAGAACCAGAACAATAAGCTGTACAAAAGTTCTAAAACATCGTATGGTCTATGGTGTGTTAGAAAGAAGATTGAATATGCTAATCGTGTTATACCTGAAGCATGGCTAAAAGAAAAAGCCAAGCCACTACCACCCATTAGAACAACAGTAACTAAACCTACATTATAGGAGTATCGTATGTTTAATCCAGAAGTTACAGACAATAGCTACGCTATCATTGTCACACCTACACTAGGTGATGACGATACATGGACAGGTGAAGTAAGCGTGTCTATTTCTTTATCTAAAGATAGCACACTTTCACAAGAGGATAAGCGTGAGATTGAAATGTTATGCGAGTACATGGCCTCTGTTCTTCCTGCAATAGAAGACAATGATGATGTACGAGAACTAATAGGTACCTATGTAGGTGATGCTATCTCTCGTCTACCTGAGAGTAGCATTGATAACGGAACCAATCAGCAAGTGTTTAACTTCTTGTCCCCTACAAAAGGCAACGCCTAAGATGTTGCGGGCTAGGGTTGCTATTAAATTAGAGATAGACACTGAAGAGTTCCCTATGCCAGTAGATGGCAACCCTAGTGAAGAGCTTGAAGANGCCCTTCAAGANGTGCTAGATGAAGTTTACGGTACTCGTATACTTGGTATTAAAGTCACAGTAAAAGGAGATAACAATGGACACTAGCACAACTACCATGACTGCCTATCAGCAGTACATCCATGCGTCAAGGTATGCCCGTTGGCTAGAGGATGAAGGAAGGCGTGAGACATGGGAGGAAACGGTACACAGGTACTTTGAGTACATGAATGGTCACCTTACCCAGAAGAACGCTTTTACGGTACCTCCAAGGCTCTTACAGGAGCTAAAGACAGCAGTGCTTAACCTCAAGGTTATGCCTTCCATGAGACTGCTTATGACTTCCGGCCCTGCAGTAGAGCAGTGCAACGTAGCAGCATATAACTGTGCGTACCTACCAGTGGATAGTGTACGTGCATTTGATGAGATACTGTACGTACTAATGAATGGTACCGGCGTTGGCTTTTCTGTTGAGAGACAGAATGTAGATCAGTTGCCTCGTGTCAATGAGACATTTGAAAATACAGACACAACCATTGTGGTGGGAGACAGTAAGCTAGGGTGGGCTAAGGGCTTCAGAGAGTTAGTAAGTCTGCTGTACTCTGGTCACGTACCTAAGTGGGACTTGTCTAAGTTGCGTGAGGCAGGTGCTAGACTNCACACGTTTGGNGGTAGGTCTTCTGGTCCCGGCCCACTGAATGAGTTGTTCATGTTTGCTGTTAGCCTGTTTAAAGTTGCAGCAGGTAGGCGACTAACATCTTTGGAGTGTCATGATCTTGTCTGTAAAACTGCTGAAGTTGTTGTTGTTGGTGGCGTGCGGCGCTCTGCTCTTATATCCCTTAGTAATCTCTCTGATGATAGGTTACGNGGNGCTAAGTCTGGTAGCTGGTACAATCAACATGGTCATCGTGCTTTGGCAAACAACTCAGCGGTGTATAACTCAACACCTGATGTAAGTATCTTTATGTCAGAGTGGAAAGCTTTGCATGATAGTTTGTCAGGTGAACGTGGTATCTTTAGTAGGTCAGCATGTACCTCTAAAGCTTCAGAGAATGGACGTAGGAATGTTAATCGTACAATAGATACCATATGGGAGTACGGTACCAACCCTTGTAGTGAGATCATCCTACGCCCTAACCAGTTCTGTAATCTAACAGAGGTCATGGTACGTGTTGAAGATACACTGGACACACTAAAGGAAAAGGTCCGCCTTGCTACTATCCTTGGTACGTATCAGTCTACGCTTACAGACTTTAAGTACCTACGTAAGCGTTGGAAAGATAACACAGAGGATGAGAGGCTACTGGGTGTAAGCTTGACAGGTATCATGGACTCACCCCTAACTAATGGTCGTGCCTATGATGATGTTGAAGCAGGGCTAGAGCATACACTTACTGAGTTAAAGAAGGTGGCTGTAGAGACTAACAAGGAATGGGCAGATGCCTTTGGTGTTCCTGCTTCTGTAGCTATTACCTGCGTTAAACCTTCTGGTACTGTAAGCCAGCTTACTGATACGGCCAGTGGTATTCATGCACGACATAGTGACTACTACATTCGCCGTGTACGTGGCGACATGAAGGACAGCCTAACAAAGTTCTTACGTGAGAAGGCTGGAGTATCCTTTGAGTATGCTATCTCTGGGTACCAAGACATTGATGAAACTAAACCTATCTATAATGAAAACTTAGGTGTCTTTTCTTTTCCTGTACAAGCACCTATCAATTCAGTTACTCGTGACGATGAGAATGCTATAGATCAACTGAAGCTATGGCTTAGTTACTATCGTCACTGGTGTGAGCATAAGCCTAGCATTACGGTTAGTGTACGTGATGATGAGTGGCTTAACGTAGCAGCTTGGGTGTACGATCACTTCGATGAAATGTCGGGTATCTCCTTCCTGCCATACGATGGTGGTAAGTACGTCCAAGCTCCTTACGAAAAAATAGAGAAGGAGGAGTATGAAGAATTACTAGCGAAGACACCCACTACTATTGATTGGACATTACTTTCAACCTATGAGGTAGAAGATGAAACTAAATCGTCACAAGAGTTTGCTTGCACCGCAGACGTATGCGAGATTGTGGATATCTAAATGAAAAAAAGTAAAGTAGAAAGATTCCCCCCGTTGTCTGTTCAATTTAAACAGGGCACTGTTTCATTCTATACAGGAAAGGAACACTACCCACACTACAAGAAAGATACAGTACAGTTTAAGGAGTGGCAGCGAGGGTACAATGCTGCTTACTTTGAGAACTTGCAACGGGTACAGACACGTGAACAATCTCTATAAGATAGAGCAAAAACTCCAGAAAGAATCACATGCTTGGACTAAGACTAAGCATCACATCACTTACGATGTGGTTCTTTCAGGAGAATATGCTGGTGCAACTATCATTAAAGAGTTACACCCTGCACTTGTTGGTTATATAGCAAGTAGGGGGAAGGTTAGTGTGGCAGTGTACGACACAGTAGAGGCATTGCGTCTAGTGTCAACTGCAGGTAGGCACTATCTAAATAGGCTGATAGAATATCCTGATGATGAGGGGCCGGTGTTTATGAGTAAGCCCTAAGCGTTGTATATAATATCAGCATTGAAAAAAGAATGAGGCTGAGATTGGGACACTTCTATGCACCTGATCTCAGCCTCAATGTTTTTCTGCCAGTAGTCTATAAAAGTATTAAAGCCCAGTAGCTCTGGGGCTATGTCTTCAAATTGCCACACGAAATCATTCACTAGGTGTGGGTAGTCAGGTAGTGAGTAAGTTATTCTAGTGAGTAAGAATACCTTTGTGTTAAACATTTACTTTTGTTTTTCTTTTTCTTGCTTTAGATAATCTAGTCTTATATCGTAGTCCAGATCATCCCATTTCTGTAGGTTACGGTCAGGTTGTTTTATACGCATTGTCTCGTAGTTTCTTCGCGTGACTGTTCTTAAGTCCTTGTTACCAAACGCAGATACCACAGACTTATATGCCATGTTGATAGCATCTTTTCTTTCCTTCTCATCAGGTATGTTTTTTACTGCCCATGACGCAAAAAAGTCTGTTACATCTTGACCCGCAAGTGCTGCATCTATTTCTCTTTTTAATAACAATCTTTTTCCTGCGTTATCAGGTGTCTTTCTATACAATGCACTATT